ACGATCTTCTTCCGGGGCGGGTGCGGGAATGGAATACGCTGAACGACCGGCTCGCAACCAACTTCTAAAACATAGTCGTCAAACTCGACAATATTAAAACCCTTCTGGTCGAGCTCGCCCCAATTCACTGGAAACATCGATCCGCAATAATACGCCGGCATGTCCCCGATCTGCTGCCCGAGGTGAATATGCCCGAGCGCGTAGTAATCGGCTCCGACGAGCGCGAGATCATCCTTGCCTATTTTGATCCCACCCTGTATAATGTGACCGGTACACGTTGGGGTATCTCTTACTTCGATGTGTCCAACAAACAGACAGGGGATCTCGGGATACTGTTTTCTTATTGCTCCCATGCCGAGGAGCATTTCCCGGATCCCCTGATTTATTAGCTCGTCCGCTTCTGCCTTGCCGAGCCGCTTATCCTTGAGGAAATGCTCTTTCGACGGCTCCGGGAGGCCGAGGATCAAGAGATTTCCTCCGAAATCATTATTTTCTTCTATCCTCTCATCTGGAGTAAGAAAATATGACACGGAAGGCTCAAGCAGACAAAACTCATGCTTTGCATCAATCTCCTGAAATACCTCATAGCATCCAGATAGATCGTGAGTCGGCGTGCCTCGCACTGCGACAACCGGAGCGATATCCATGAGACACTTGAGCCGGCGTATCAACCGAGGAAAACCGGAGACCTCTGTATCGTTGACCGCTCTATCGAAGAGATCCCCCGCAATCACAATAAGGTCTGGAGCCTCGTCAGAGTTCGCCGTCTTTATGAGACGATCCATGCTCTTGAAGAAAGGCTCCTGGTTCTCACGGGAACAGTGACCGTCTCCAGTATGATAGATTTTTAAGGGTTTCATGAGATCACCCCCTTTGCTAGTGCCAATTCCTCCCAAGTGTCGAGCTTTGCTACGAGACCACTGATCGTTTTCTGATCGGGGTTTTCCTTCGCAAGCACTCCATCGATTTCAGCCTTCGCCTTCTCCGAGAGCTTCTCGTCGTACTTCTTCCGGCGGATCTGGAGATTCTCGATCATTTCTCGGAGCTGCTTCTCCTCCTCCGTCTCCTTAGGCTCAGCATCCCAGGGAACAGACTCTTCCTCTTTTGCTTCTTCGCCGTTTTTTGCGACCTCATACTGTGGTGCTTCAAGCTGCTTTGAGACCGTCTGCGCTGTATCTCTGCCGAAAATTGATTTGACAGCGCCGGACATTTGTTCAATTGCTCTTTGACTTGTTGCGGGATTGGCGAGCAGCTTAGATGTATCAGTGACGATCCGGGGGAAGGCTATCGGTTTCGAAAGCTCTTCTTTGGTATACGTACTTTTCAATGCGAGGAAAAACTTGATGACACGTTCTTTCGCTCCGGTATTGGCTCTCTCATCCTTGAACTTCCGATACGGCAGGAGCGCCTTTCTGATCTCGCGTTCGATATGCGCCAGCTTTGCCGGTTCTCCCCCGTGTTTATCCCACGACTCATGAATTGGCTTGTTACCGTTCCATCCGATGAGTTTCCCCTTGTCTGCATAATCCTCTTGCTTGATACGTTGTTCTTCTTCGATAGCTTCGAGATCGACTGACTTTTCCTCAGTAGTCGGTATCCATTCCCCATTCGGCTTTCTCATAGCGCCGGTGGCTTTCGCCCTTGACTTTCGATTCGTTGACTCGACGATACCGGTCGTCACTGGGTCCCATACGATACCGAGTGCCGATGCCATCATTTCGAGAGGACGTTTGCTGAGTGCAAACTTACCCGTTGCTATCTCATAGACATCTCCGGCTTTCGGATCAGGATCGACATTCACAACCTCAATGACTACCTTGTCATATTCACCAATGACTTGTCCGAAAGTCTGTGTGGGTAAAAATAGATTCACATTTGCAAGATCAATTTTTTGTAAATCAATGGCGGTTTGAACAACCGCCGGTAAGGTACTCTTTGTCTCCTTTGCCATTGCTTTTCTCCTTGTATGTTATTACCAAGGGGCGATCACGAGGACCGCCCCCGGACAAAGGAGAAAATGTGCTGTACAGCACTGTTTCCCCTTTAAGTACTTCTATTTATCAAGTGTTCACCTCCTTTCGATGTTGCATACTCTCTCCTCATACTCCTGGAGTGCATACGTCGGGATCCGCCATTTCCCGGCGATAAAATGAGCTTTGAGTGTTTTGTCGGAACAGTACCGGCGAACAGTGCGCTCATCGCATTTCCAGCGACTCGCTACTTCTTCAGGCGTGAGAAATATGCTCTCGGTCAAAACTTTACCCCTACCATCTAATCCCTCCTACCATTTGTAGCCTACAGATAAATCTGTTCGATGGCCTATATTCAGAGGGTCAAAGATACGAAACAACTCTCCGTACACGTGCTCGGTATAACTATGATTAACCTGCGCATAAAAGTTTTCGGTAATGTCAAAGATACAGCCTCCCTTAAATGTCCTCTTCAGTAGGGTTTTCGCTACAATAACATTGTATGCTTCTTTACCTGCAATAGCGTCTACTCCGGCGTACAGTGTTACTCTCCATACCTCAAAGCTAATGTTGAGATCGAGAACAACGGCCTCAGTTTGGGGTGTGAAACCAACCTTCATATTACCGTGGAAACCCTCCGCGTTTGCAGCTTTCGGAGGACAGAAGACCATAAAGAGGATGAACAGCATGATGAGAATAGTCACGACCAGGCAGATCGTTGCTCCCTTATTCATGGAAGGCCTCCTTATCGGATTTGGGAGATTCGATTAAACGCATCTCTCTTATTAGCTTGATACCTTTATCTAATGCGATGAAATTGCGACCTTGAAGGAGTTTATTCTTGAGGCGTCCGATCATATTGTTTCGCCGATTACAGAAGATCATACGCTCTTCATATTCATTAGAAGCAATGAAATAGTAAGTAGGTTTACAACTCACCCCACCTGCGATCCCGCCGTCCTGATTGACTTGATTGCAGAAGAAACAGAGTGCCTGTTGTGCTGCCTTATATATTCGTTCAGAACGATCACCATTCCATTGCAAACGCATTTCACGAATCATATCTTCCGGTGAATAACATTTATGATATCCCCGGAGATAATTGCCATCCTCATCGGTAAAATGATTATAAGCCATCGTATAGAACTCTTTCATCTATCCCTCCATTAGATCTGAAAGTTTTTCTATGGTCTGCTTGATAAATTGACGGGTCGTGATGCCTATTTTTTCTTTGTAAGGCCACACCTCTACAAGCTTGGTGTAGCAATCGGTGAGTTTATCTGAAATGCTATTTGCGACTTTATTGATATCAGGAATTCCGAGTTCGCGTTCGTGTTTTTCTTCATATTTACGAAGTTTGATCTTATTCAATACAGCCGTCTTGGTGGGAATGTCCTCGTTCTCTTCTGCCTCCTTGATGATTTCGGCAACGGCTTCGGGATGATTTGAAATAGCTTGAGCTTGTAAACCCCTTTTTCGAGAGCCAAATATCTCTTCTTTGGTTCTTCGTTCCCCTGTGGAACGAAGAGGATAGTCTGGTCTTTGTCCCTGCAAAGATGGCGTTTCTTTGTATAGCTCTCCGATTCTTGCCTCAAGATCAAGAAGAAGCTTGCCGACGTTTTGTCCACTGAAGAGTAGATTCTTTTTTTCTTCCTCACTTACTCCCAACTTGACCATCATATTAAACTTTGCACGATGCCATGTTACCGAACCTTGACCCACTATTGCCCATTTGACGAGCTCCTCAACGGGCATGATATCAAGCCTATCGCGCGGTACTAAATCAAATATTTCCTTAGCATGTTCCTGTATCATACTTCCTCCTTTTATTCCCCAGCCCCTACGGGGGCGGGTTCCTTACTTTCTTGCTCGTCGATAAACTCGTGTAGATCGCCGCGCTGATGAAGGATCCAAAGATAGCTTTTATTTGCCCTATATTTTTCCGCCAGCTCGATAAGGGTCAGACCGTATTCCCTGATGAACTTTGATGTTTTATTGGATTTCTTGGTCATTTTCAATCCCCATATAGCATTTATCATTTATACAATGACATATTCTAAAAGAGAAGTCAAGGTTTATTTCTAAAATATTTAGAAAAACTTATTGATTATTTTATGCTAAATGTTATATTCTTATTTGTAATTGGGAGGGAGAAAGAGAGGTCGTGAATAACATTGAAAATTGGAGATTTCATAAGATTATTAAGGGAAAAAAAGAATTGGTTACAAGGGGATTTATCAAGAGAATCAGGCATTGGACAAACAAACTTATCCTATATTGAAAAATATAGTCGAATGCCAAATTTCGATATAGCATGCAAAATCTGCGAAGCTTTAGGCATTACACCTAATATCCTGTGGAAAAATATCAGAATAGATTATTTAGAAAATGAATCATTCAATGAAGAATTGCCTGAAAATAAACGTGCCAGAGGATCTCCAAACCCGGGGCAGCAACCATGAAAAAAGTTGCCGACAAATGGAGCTACTACTGCCGGGATGATTGCCTGATTATTTTTTTTGGTAGCATAGTCAAGAATTCTGCTTAAAGAGGATTCGATTGGAAATATTTTTTTGACGGAGGTATAAAATGAAGTACGCTATTATTGCACTTGCTGCATCAATCTTGATGTTAATCTCCTCCTGTCAATTTGTCCATCTACCCACACAAGAAAAGGAATGTCTTTCTCTCGGTGATGTAATTCAAAAATGGCGAGAAGTTTTAGCAAGCGATGAGGGAATATCACCTGAAGATATTGATCTTGTTAGCTGTGCGGGACCTGATTGTGACGAGCATTGGTGTAGTTATACAGTCACATATCGATATCCTGATGGTATGAAGTTTGTAATGACATTTTCTCATCCGGTCGGTGACCCCTGTTTTCAATATCCCTTTTAAATGGATTAACGATTGCCCCGACTTCCGAAAGGAATCTACAAGCGCATCTATAAAACCAGGCGAGGAACCGTGACGCGATATTATGGCGCGGCCTGGAATCCCCGCACGAAAAAGCTGCACACCACCTCGATCTGTCCGACTGTTGCCGAGGCACGGTCTCTCCACGATAAACTCACTGAAAGGATCAAGCGAGGTGAGCTCGTTCCGAAGACTACAGATACTATCAGCGATTTTGTGACCGTATATTGTGAGCACCTCCAGCGCCGGGTCCGACTCGGAAAGATCAAGCAGTCGACTTGTGAGACGACTTCAAGCCTCGTCCGGTCGGCACTCAATCAATACTGCGATCTCCCTATCCACAAGATCACCCCGGAGATGATCGACAATCTCCTCGACAATCTCCTCGACAATCATTCTCAGAACTATGTCCGGGAAGCAATAATGAAGATCCGGCAGGCTCTCGATTACGCGGTCAAACAGCGGATGATCTACGTCAATCCGGCCGCTGCCGTCGAACTCCCGGAACGGATCCCGACGCGGACATTGCAGCCACCGATCGAGCATGTTGAAATCGTCCTCCGCAACCTCGATCCCCAGGGACGGGCTATCGTCGGGCTGGCTGCTCTCGCCGGTTTACGCCGTGCTGAGATATTCGGTCTTCAGAAAGAACACGTCGAATCCGATCGCATTCACATAATACAGCAATATCACGCCGGCCGGATCACGTCTCCGAAGTCTCGCAAGAGCGTTCGCGTTGTTCCGGTACTTCCGGAGCTCGCCGAATACCTCGAGATATGGCTCGCAGAGCGTATACATTCTCTATGGCTATTCCCTGGCAAAATGGGCCGTCCTCTCAATGCTCGCTCCTGGACGGATACGGTATTATCCCCACTTCTCATCAATCTCAAACTCCCCCACTATACGCTTCATTCATTTCGACATTTCTTCTCAACTCACATGCACGACCTCGGATTTAAGACCCGCGATATCATGCGGATTATGGGGCACAGTGACCTTAAAATGACGCTTGACTACGATGGCGAATACGGATACACTGTCGATAGAATTGCGAAGGAAATGAAGGGTATTCAGATTTTTAAAGAAAGGCGGATTAAATGAAAGGCACAATAGACATTGAATTCGAAGAATATGGCATGGGGGAATATACGATTATATACCCTCCTTGCTTGCGGGGATTCATCATCTGTAAAGAAGATATAAATATAATAGATGAACCCGATGTTACTATTGAAGCTCCGTCCAATATAATACAAGAAGAAGGGGTAAAATATTCAGAAATTTTTAATCGTGATGCGGGAAAAAGTAAAGATGTTTGATCTTTTTTATTTCGCTATTTTTAGCGGAGAGTTTAGCGAAGAGTCTGAAAAATAACGTAACTCCATATATATAAAGACATCATCAAAATACAGCAATATTGTATGGTATTAATTACTATCCTCCCGGTATATCCGCCGTGTCCGCTAACTACCACAATGTCCAGCAATTAAAGGTATTTTGATATATTGTGTGGTACATTTGAGACGGTCTTATTTTAGCGAGATTTATAATGATTTTAGCGGGGAGATCGTCGAAACAGGCGGAGCAGGACATTAGATTACAGCACTTTCATTAATACAATAGTTGATAGGGTTATGATTAGACCTGTTATAATTCCAGTTGATAATGTCATCCAGAACTTTCGTTTGCCCTGTCTCTTTTCTTTCAGATATTCCTTATGCTCGTCAATATGACCTTTTAATGATTCTTTAAGTGATGACATGGTAGCCTCCATTCCTTCATCCAGAACTTGATTTATAGTATAATCTTTTAGCATATCCTCAAATTTTTCTAGCTTTTTTTCAAACTCTCCAATTTTGTTTTTGAAGGCAACCAAAGCATTTTCTAGTCTTTTGAATTTGGGTTTGCATATTTCATCGTATCGCGTATTATGATTTAAGTTTGGCATACTATTACCGCCCTCCTGGATGATCCCGTATAGTATCTGATGGTCGCCTAGTCTGCTTGTATGTAGGCTGATATGATTTAGGGGATCGCGTTTTGTAATTACCTCCTGCAGCCGTTTGACTATCGTTTTTAGTCGCCGTTACTTTCTGTATCGTCTTCCCCGCTGCGTATGCTCCCGTCAGCATACCGATAAGCGGGGTAATAAGCGTTAATACCTGTAATCCATCATCGCCAAGTCCTTGACCGAGTAACCATTTGAGCATGACTGTGACAACGACGAATGAGATGAGACTACATATCGTTATCTTCGTGATCGAGGAACCCTTGCCTGTAAGCATCGATGTTGCAATAATCTGATGTAGATTAAACTTTAATTCGTTTAGTTTGTCTTTATCTATTACCGCTTGATCGGCGATGTTCAATGCCTGCTCTGCACGGTTACTTATTTCTTTAATGAGGTCAGCCATCAATCCGCTCCATTCCGAGGATCTCCGTTATTATTCATCATCTCTGGCAATAAATCGAACACCTGCAGTACTGCCGGAAAATCAGTATTACACGTTACCATTCCCCCATCCTTGTCCCGATAACCGAATGTTACGATTCCTTCCGGGCGATTCCATGTCTTCCAGTCGGCATGAATAAAGGGCGTTCGAGCAAAGGGATAAATGAATATTCCTGCAAACTGCCATTTGAACGCGAGCATCAATCCCTCGTACAATGAGAGTCCGCGCCAGCGGAAATCGCATGCAACGCATTCACCTCCGTCCGGGTCGCCATAATGAGCACTCCCTTTCCCATGTTCGTAGTTATTGAAATCATGGATCAATATCGCAGGATGCAAATCTCTATATATCACCTTGCCATCGCTCGCCATGTCGTCGAAGTGCCGGACGAACGGATAGCTTATGAGTTCGTGCCGCTCGAAGATCCTCTTCCCCTTGTAGTGGTCGAGCTCCTCGGCTCCGAGGTTGTCGAATGTGTAGATCTGCGATTCAGTCATTTAATAGCCCAAAACAAAAACATTATATACTTGTCCGCTTTTGTTCGGGTGTTCATCCGCCCCACCGTCATCAACCGTAAATCCATCAGCTTCAAGCGAGATAATCATATTGATACGCATTTCGACTGCTACGTTCTGTATTCTAATAGCTGCGCCACTTGCATGGTCATCAACAATGGTATTTGTAGTCTCACAAATATATACGGGGTTCCCATCTACGGTTTCTCGGTTCCATATTCGTACATATATCGGATGAATAGTTGTATCAATGTGGTATGAAATCGCCCCGTTTCCCGTGTATGTAAGCGTCTGGATTTTGGCAACGAATATTGTGTCTGTACCGCCATCGGTAATGTCCTCAACCGTGTTTCCGGTACATTTGTTCGCGCCTATAATGTTCTTGTCACTCAATGTAAATACCCCTTCCTCCGTTGTTATAACACGTATTATTAGCCAGATCATTATGAGCGGAGGTCCCCATTATATGTATCCCGTTTACAGTGTTTCCAAAACACTGATTACTCGTAATAATATTTCTCGATGAATTGTTTAGATATATACCGTCGGCGCTTCCATCCCGTGCTACGTTCCCTTTAATTATGCAATCATTGCCACCACAAATAATATTATGACCGCCGGAACCGCTCACTTGATTATTAGATATATTATTTTCATTTCCCAGTATGTGTATTCCTATGTCATCGGCCCCACCAACAACGTTAGCGGTAACTATATTATTTGTACCCGTTAAATAAAGACCATCCTGATCTATGGTGGTATCTATAATGCAGTTGATTATTTTATTATTATCACTGAGAACGGCACGTATGCCATGATAAGCTGCATTTTCTACTAACAAATGTTCTATTGTTGAGTTGTTGACATAACTAAAATGAACCAGGGAAAAAAGATTCGTATCAGCAGCATTTCTCGTGATTTTGAAATCCCTTAAGACAATCCCGGTTAATTCAGTTCCGGCACCCCCCACGGCGTCTATTCCATAAGTATTACAATTCCTTTCGATTATTGTATTATGGCCATGTCCCACTAATTGAACATTACTTTTCATAACGATCTTGCCATCGATATAAAATGTCCCGATTGTCAACTGTACCGTCCCGCCCCCGAGAGCGGCGAGATAATCGATTGCGGCATTGATCTCCTCCTCGTCACTCGTACCGTCACAATAAAAGTTTGCAATATCAGCACTATCGCTTGCGGCTACTACGATCGCCTGGTTCTGCGCGTCCGGCTCTTTATAAGGATGTCCATATTCTTCGAATCGTGCAGAATAATTGCTTTGTGCTTTCCAGTTGCTTTCTTGCTCATCGATAATCACATCTGTTCGCTCAGTACCCTTCGCATCCCACGACCAATGTATTTCTCGAAACTCGCCCTTGTAATCAAGATATTCATGGTATCCCGCGCTGCCGACATCGACATTGACCCATTCACCGGGCAGCAGATAAAGTCTATTGCCCTGTAGAGATTGACGATACTGATGTCTTGCTTGGCGCTCTCTCCAATGATATTCGGCGACCTTCTCTATCTGTGTTTTGCCGATGAGAAAATCGTTTGCAATAGTGAGGGTTTTCTCTCCATTCTTTCGGATATCGCTTACGTCTTTGAAATAATCATGGACGAATCCAGAATTGACAGCCCCTTTGCCTCCAACCTTATAGACTGGCAATCCATAAATCCCATAGCACCATAGATATATAATCTTGCCAGCATCATTTCTATATTTAATTTCTACACCGCTCGGCAGGACATTAAATATGATTTGTGTAAAATCACTATCTAGATCTTCTGTTCCGGTGGTATCTGTCGCATTCATAACCTTAGTAACGGTCTTAGCCCCAATCATTGTGTGCTCATCGATATCCTGTAGCCATGTAAGATGATATCGTCCCGGGCCCTCTATCGGACCTGTTTTGAATTTTGCCAAATAGGGACCGTATGTATCGGGATCGGGCCAATATGCGCCATCTGCAATAATGATAGCTTCTCCCTTATTGTAAGCTCCAAGAGAAGAGCCGTGTGCTGACCACATCAATTTTCGGGTCGTCATTTTTTCGATAAGCGCCCCATGAATGACGATATGATTATGTGTCGCCCTCTCGATGTTCGATGATATATCGGGAACGTCACTATCTGTGATATCTTCAATCGCACTCGGATCTTCGCCATCCTCTTCTTCGTATCGTGACCGGTATCGAAAAGCCCCCGACCAATCGACGCCCATCGATCGAGCAAGTATAGCCTCCGCAAGATCCTCAAGCTTGCCCCATACCGGTTTATCACTATACGCTACCGCCCAGGGATGAATCAACGCACTCTCGATCGTGTCGAATCCGCATTTATCGTATGTATCAAATCGATCGTTTGCGATCGCATCGTCGGCATCGTAAACGCCGGCGGCTCCATCGTCGGCATTGAGAATGAACCAATGATACGGCTCGTCGGATTTGAGCAGCATCGCTCCGTCAATGTCGAGATCATATCCTGCCATTGCTGACCACAGGAGCCCAGGATATTCCCACAATAGATGTTGTTTGTCGTCCTGCCCTAATCCATCAACCGATATTGGTATAGGGGTATTCCACGGCTGATGATACGTTATTAAGGCAAGCTTTTTATTGTTTGTATCTATCGCCACGGTTTATTCCTTATGGCCCACTGATAAATTCTCCACGAGTTACAGTACCGGCCGCCTCACTGACCGGAGACTTCTGGTCGACCACCGCGCCAGCATCGTTATACACCTTGATGTCTGTACCATCATTAGTGATTTTGTTTCTCAGATATTTAAAGAGATAACCGATCTTGTCGACGAGCGTAGTCGTTGCGGTGGGAGCTTCTTGACCGGGTTCAGCATATGTATCAGTATTCAAAGCGGCAACGGCCTGTGTTTTGACCTGTGCGGGCGTAGCGAGCAAGGCGTGAGCGGCATCCATCTCCGCCTTAGTCGGCAGGAGGGCGGTAATTCTTGCTTTCAATGTATCCACGTCCGCAGGGATGTTCGCCGCCGCAAGTTCTGCTAGTCTTGCATCCGTACATATAGAGGCCAGGGCAACATTAGCGGTGATTCGACCTAAAATCGTATCGAGAGCAAGTCCGCCACCGGCACTGATGGGTAAGCCCCCCGCAGCATTGGCAGCGGCATTCGGCAGTGCCGTCATCCCCATTCTTACAGCATCATAGGGATCGTAGTCGACAAGTGCATGGTAATTTCCTATGACTATCATGCCGGTCAACGTTCCGCCAATAGCGACACCATCGGAGGCAGCGGCCCAGGCCGCATCGGGTAGATCAAGACGATAATATCCATCTCCGATGAGTTCTATACCACCGTCCGAATGTGCAGAATCAAGAGCGGCAAGAGCGGCTTCAGTAATACTCGTTTTAGTCGCCCCCTCTCTCCGATACCACAAATCAATACCATCCGTATCATGCTCAACGCCATTCTCGGGCGTACCGTCTGTAGAATCTATAATACGGATAACAGTCGATTGATCCGTTGATCCCTTTTTTATTGGCCTACCCATTTATTTTTCCTCCCCCAAAATGATCGTGCTGTAACATTACAAGCGGCATTGATATTCCACCGCCGTCCGCTGCACCCTCAATCGCAAGTTGTACTGCCTGAAAACCATCAGCATCCCACGTGAGTGTTACCGTACCCGTACTACCTATGGATGGAACCTCTTTCGTTCCAAAAGCTCCACCGACACCGTCAGCATTATCGGCGGGGTCTTCTAAATTGCCATACATCGACCATCCAGTTCCGCCACTGATAGATACCGGTGTAACATCAGAACCATCTATAGCAATACCAAATATCGCCAGACAATTAATCGCATCGGTCGTTAACGCATCAACTTCTATGTCGGGTCCGCTGCCAATCTCTGCTGTTCCCGTTTGATTTATTGGGTCTGATGTATTAACACCGGAAATCCTACACGCCCACCCAACCTTAAAAGTTGGGTAACTTGTAGTTGGTGTCAAGTTGGGGAAACCATCGTTGGCATCACCTGTAGTTATACGCCAGTAAAATCGTAAATGAGCATCATTTGCATTATTGCCAAGTACAATCGCCGTATAACCTGTTAATGCTTGCCATTCATCTGTATTTTGTTGCTCGCACATTCCAATAATCAGGATAAGATCACCAGCGGCAAGGCCACTTGGGGCAGAAGCGAAAACAAGATCGGTAGATTCAGTTCCACCGGTTGTAGCTGGTTCAACGCTTTCAATAACAGGAATACCCATTACTGTCTCCTAAATCTCCCTAGTGCATTAATCATCCTGAAATATTTTAAAGTTTTTCACAGCTTGTGCACCCCGCAATAAGACGAAAGGGACAGGAACATACTCCACCCTGCCATCATACGACCAGATTATTTCACTCGGAAGCTCAGTACCGTTATCAAGAACTATCTTCGTCTGTACCCCCGGAAAGACCTCGGTAGAATACATGGTCACGTCAAGAGTGTATGGAGGAAGGACCGTTTCGCCTACTATTGTTTCCCATCCATTTCTATCTGTCATCCATATAACGTAGGTTTGTGTACCATTTGCAGGTTCCGCTACAGGATCCCATGTTATAGTAGGATGATCTCCGTAGTATGTTTCAAAAAGTTGTTGCGCAAAACAAATTCCCCCGATCAGCATTACAAAAATGATACTATACAGGAATAGTTTTTTTCTTTTTTTCATATTTCTTTACCTCCTCTTTCAATAGTTTCCATTGATATTCGTTAAGATTTAATTTAAAATGTATTCTACCGCCACGAACCTCTCGTACATGGACATCAATAATGCCTTCGCACTCAATAGATAAAACCCTCTTCATGTTCTTATTTCCCTAATAGTGGGGAAGGTTTTATCCTCCCCCTGGATTTCAGTCAACATCGGGATAAACAAACTTGAAGCCGAAGAACTCCGCTATAATCCCGATAAACGGTATTGCCGTTGTCTACCATACCGGATCAGCGGGGAATTTAATAGCCAAAACTCCCCCGACAATGGCCGCTGCCCCTATTATGAATAGGGAAATACCCATCTTCTTTCTTGCACTCATTTGTTACCTCCATGAAAAGATATTTCTATTCATCAATCCATCTCAACACGTATGATTAGCCGATCCGAATCCGGATCAGTTATTTCATGAGTAACAGAAAAAGGTATCCAGCCCTCGCCCCCGACGAGTGCGTAATTTGCTTCGGTACTATCATTCATTCCGACTGAATCATTTTCATCGATGCTGATTTTACAGCTACAGGCTACCGTGCTTTTCAAATAGATCGAAAAGGTAAACTTTTCTCCGACATTCAACTTTGTTTCTTCGTCAAACATAATAGTCGCGTGAGCATCCTGAGTACCACCGGCGACAGCGTCATAGGCCATCCGGCCCAGGTATGTCCCGAATAGACCGCCCGCCTGTCTGGTCAAGGACGAAAGATCCGTATTCGCCCAACTGTTCCCGATCGCGGCATTCTCAAAACTCGAATTACTCGCAAAATTAAATACTTTCGGTGCCGTCGCCAACCGTGCAAATAGATGTACGAGAGATTGTGATTCATTATTAGGATCACAGAATTTATAATCTTCGTAATAGACCGATTTCTCAATCCCGACATTCTGCATCTCATCGATGATATCGGTGAATCCAAGATTGACGCGAGACTTCCCGGCATCAGATTTGCGAGCGAATCCTTTGTCGTCAATCCGTCCGGTGAAAAAGGGTTCGACCGCTACTTCGGCTTCGTACAGTGCCTCAATCTCGATTCCGCAGCGCTGCTGCATATATGCCTGGGCCGCCGTACCGTTGTACTGTTCAAGGCTCGCGTCGAAGGCGGCGTACTGATCGTCTGAGAAAATACCATCATGATTGTCAAGATTTAATCCGCCACAGTTTGCAATCCATGCATCGGCTCTCGATTTCTTCGTGAGCTCAAGATTCATGTTCAAAACTTTATCAGATACATTACAGCGAGTATGTCCGACCCCATGACCGTTGAATGGGAAATATATCTCCTCGTCTTTAACGGTACGGAAGTGTGCACCGATATCGGCATCGGATACAATTGTATTCGGCCATATTTTAAAGAATGCGATCTCGCCGTTCCATTCCCAGCCCGAATGATAATGTCCAATATTGAGTAACGGAAAATTGCTCGTCTTTAGATCATGGTTTACACTCCACGTATCAGCACGCCTGACCCAATCCGTCCAGAGGGATGATCCCGTTGTCCGTCCCCCCACGCGAAGATCAACAACGCCTACAATATCAATCCATTGGTTTAAATCGCTGTATGTCGAGCCGTCGTCGTACCGTTGACTGCCTAATCCCGCAACAGCCCCATCGTCCTCCCACATGATGTAAAACTTATCTGCCGTCGGAGCATAAGCCAGATACAATTTGATCGTCGCCGAGATATACCAACTAAATAAAGCTTGTGTATCGGCTGTATCGTAAGGAAAATATGGTTTGCATCGAATCCAGAAGGTGAAATAATCAGGAAGATCGAGACACCATTGCGGATGAGGATCTGTCGCAAGGCTGCCGAAGTATCCGACATGGGAGCCGGTTTGATTCTCTTCGTCGATCTTGATCTCGTCTACATTGGCGGTTTCGGCAATGGACGCCACGCTTGTTATATAGTTCCGAATATAAATACCCGTTGTATTCGGCTCAAGTTCAAAAGTTCCGTTGACCTCTTCCCATGCATCTGAGGCTGTGAGTGCATCGCTTACGAGCTCGTTCCATGCCCCCCCGGAATATTCATATACCTGGAACCGGTAATTTACATGATCCGAGGTCCGGGCCCTGAGACTATAACGATATTTTTTACCGGCTTCGAATCCGTGGAGATCCGTCGTGACCGTGCCATCGACAAGGTATACAAGAGCGTCACCCGCGCCGCTCGCGGAGGTCTTCGTCATTAGCCATGAATAATTTCCCCGATAATGCTGTGCGGAGGTCCGAACCCATGTCGCATTAGTCGTGATAGCGACCGTCTCATCATTCGCCATTGGCTCGGTAGTAGCTTCGCAATGCCCCCGGTCGATCTTGTTGTCGGGGAAGGGGTGAAAGGTTAATCCATGTCCGGTCTGTGGAGGATAGAGCTGTTGTCGGAAATCAACATAGGCGAGATACTTCTTATCACCTGCAGGCTCTTTGAGGTAAGTCTTAAAAGCGTCTGATATGTGTAAAAGGCTCATGTTACCGAATACCCCTGTCGACCGATCTCTTCGGCTATCGTCTCCGCGAGATCCTTCTCTGTCTGTACGCTCCCGGAGATGTAATTGTAAACGTTGATCGTCGGACCCATGATCCGGCGCCCCTGGGGACTATCAAGGGGTATTACTGCTTCGTTCGGGTGCAAGTGTGCAAGCGTCTCATCTGTTGTGATACCACCCTGGGCAAGTGATTGTATAAAACCGATTGCGCCATAGGCGAGGGCGGCTGCTGCCATGAATCCCGTACCACCGATTATATTAAAAGCTGCAAAAGCTTCTGCAGCCAGTACGAGTAGTTTTTTTGCCTCTGCTTCAAGAAAGTAGACAAACATATTCTTCATAATTTCTTTGATTTTATCTGCTCCGCTTTTTGTCTGATCTCCCATGATCTCCCAGGATCGGCCCCAGGTCTTCTCCATCACGTCGGCCGTTTCAAGAACTTCTTCTTTCAGCCTTTCTGTATTATCAGTGATTTCAGGTAACTTCGTATTCAGCCGCCTCGCTTCATCTCCAAGCCGTTGCATGGCCTCGGCATATTTATCTGTCGTTAGAGATGCCTCCCACATTGCATTATCAGCAGCGTGTAGCCTTTCGCTCGTATGATTAATGTTATGTAGAAGCTCCTCCTCGGCTTCGGTAAGATCGTCTATTTTGGCAGTATAATCTTCTACTAGAGATGGCGCAGTAATCAATACTTCGTTCATTTCAGCCTGTACTTCAGCGAGTTTTTTCTCCTCCTCCCGTAATGCTTTGGCTGTTTTATTCGCTTCTCTTCTTCTGTCTCCCAATTCTTTTATTGTGATTGCAGATTCAACTTGTGCATTTGTAAGAGTCTGTATTGCATTTATTATCTTGGTCGCTTCTCCTCCGAAGAGTTCTCTTATAAAACGTAACCCATTTAAAATATCGATTAGAGGTTGCAATACAGCGATTTTAACAGCTTGAAAAATCTGTTGTGCAGTTGTTGCGATATTTACCCAGATTTGCTCGAGAAATCTACTGACCTTTTCCCAATGGGTATATAGCAGGATCCCCGCTGTTACTAATAGCCCTATAGCCGCAATGACCCACATAACCGGACCACCTGCCGCTGCTAAAAAGTTTAGCATAGTAACCAAACCTCCCAATGCTATCATGAGCGGTCCTACGACTGCCGTTAATCCTGCCACTATAACAATGAGTTTTTTTGTACGTTCATTCATACCGCGAAGTCTTTCTATAAGTTTCAATGCCTTTGTTGCAAATTCTTTAATCGCCGGTAAGATAGTCTGCATTATTTCCATACCGAGGAGTTTTAGATTATCGAGAATCGTAGAGAACAGACCACTTAGAGTTTTGCTTTGCTTCTCAAGCATCCCGGCGAACATTCCTGTCCCGGTCGTTAGATTAGTTAATGCTTTGTTTACATCTTCAAACCCGATTTTTCCTTTACTGATCATTTCAAACATATCCTGAGTCGTTACGCCATACATACGGGAGAGCTCGTCGAGGATCGGGACTCCGGCCTCGAGGAACATATTCAGCTCCTCGAGAGTAGCCTTGCCCTTTGCCCGAAGTTTACCGAATGCAAGAGTCAAACGATCAAGGCGAGCCTGATCGCCTTGGGCCGCATTACCGAGCATGTTCAGAGTATTTACAACTTTTTCTCCTTCGATTCCGAATCCAAGAAGTCGGGCTGCTGCATCCTGCAATCCGGGGAGTTTGAATGGGGTCTTTGCACTGAAATCTATAATATCTTTCAGGAGATTTCCAGCTTTCTCAGCACTTCCGAGCATTGTCTCAAAAGCAACCTGTTGTTTCTCAAAATCCGCAGCTGCTTTTAGAGCTACACCACCGAGTATCGCAAGGGGAGCTGTAATAAATAGGCTCATCTTTCTCCCTATACTCGAGAGTTGTGAGCCTACTTTTTGAAATGATTGTTGGACCTTCTTCAATCCGGGACCGGTCAGATCCTCGGCAGTGATGAAGATCTTTGCTTTTGCTCCCATTCCTTCTCTCGTTGACGTTTTATATTTTTAAACTCCTGTCGGATTACCTGTAAAATGTTCATTATGCCAGCATCCTGATCGTAATATCCTCCGCTCTCCGGATAGTGCCGAAAGTCTCCGTTTGCATCTCGAAGTACATCGAACATCTCAATATATGACCCCCATTTCATCATTGCCCGATATGCCTCAGGGGTTGCTGGAGGATGACCTCGAAAAGATCGTCTGGTTGAACTGACTATTTCTTCGAGTTCTTCGGCGGCAAAGGGCGGTTGAGCTCGTCCAGTTCGTCACTGAGATATTCGATGAGTTCCGGACAGGACTCGTCTATTTCTTCAAGAAATTTCTCGTCCCAAGTCTCGAACGGGAAATCTGTCCGATCTTTGTTTACTCCAACGAGTAACATCTGGACTCGGCTTTCATGGACCCATTTAGGATCCGTGAATTGACCCTTTCGGGTCGTCTTATCGAAGTCTGCATACCTTGATAGGATCCCGGTATTATCATCCCGCTCTTGTGTCTTGAGTTTTTTCAGCTCAATAAGAACCTTCCCGCCGAACTGCTCTACCACTTTCGGATCAACAAATTCAGAGATGTCGACCTCTTTCGTTCTTCTAGTAGAGCGAAAATTCCCTGCTTTAATTTTCATGTTTTACCTCTTGTTTTTTAGAACTATGCGCTCCATTTTGCCGCCAAACCATCCCGATGCGTAATCTTCATGAGATTCGTTGCATTGTATATGCCCTCAACTACTAATGAGAACGGGATCCGATCTCGGGTACTGAGCACCGGAAGATCACCGATGATCTTCGCCGTCGGAATATGGATTGTCGTTGTGTAGTAATGATCACCCTCGATCGCTGTTTCGTGTGTGATAACGAAATCGATATGCTGATCACTATTGTCCCGGATAGCATCCCGGAGAGCATCACTTCCAGCTTCCCACTCGATCTCAATATTCGCCGTCACCATGAAGGTCTGAGGCCTCGGTTCCGCTCGATAACGGGTCCCCGTCCATCGTTTCGATCCTTCCTCATCGAGAAAGTTGTTGATCGTCAGGCTTCCTGAGATCCCGTAAGCCACTGCACCTCCCCCGACTTCGAGACTCACGTAATCGCCGATATACGGAAGCTTTGTACTGAGAGCGATTCCTTGCAGATTATCCTGATCATCTTTCTCTTTCTGCGCGAGTGTCTCAAGGGTTACATACAGATAGTCCCCCTTTGTGAACTCGAAGGTTGCCGTGTTGATTACGACGCCTGGATAAGAATACTGGGATCCGGTTTTGTCGATCCCGACATGAAGGCTCGGAAGATCTCCGCCGGCAGCTACGGGTGTGAAATGGTGATCGTAGGCTAACCCGCCCGATCCATCTGTTGTGACATTTGGAGCTGTTCCCCAACCCGTATTTCCGTTCGTCGCTTCCAGCACAGTTCCATTGGCAACATTCGTGATCGTTACCTTCGCCGCCGCCGAACCAGCCGTGAAATTAGCATTCGCATGGATTGCAGTTTCCATTGCCGCCGCTACATCCGCCGCTGCATCACCTGCTGTGATTCCAACGGCGATCCCGGTCTTACCCGATAGATCCGGATCAATCGACCCTCTGTCGTCTACATCAAACCAAGCATAAAATGGTAACGCTGGCGCATTGAACGTGATATACTCACCGCTCAAACTTCCGTCAGTATCGGCCTCGCAGGTGATCTCCGTGACCTCTGCTGTCGCTCCCTCAACCTGGGTTGCGTTCCCTTCTATGCCGAGTATCGCGTAAAGTATTTTGGGGAGATTGTCGGGATTCGCGATGATCTTCATAGGTCCTCCGGCTTCCTTCGATCCCTGGTGATACGTTGCATGAGCCCGACTCCCCATAGGAATGGGGGATCTTAGGGGTTCCGTATTTTCCTTCATACCCTCTTCGACGAGTTCAAGTGCTACATCAAAAACCGTCTCATCTCCGTATGCCGTCTCTAGGGCGTACTCGGCGATTGCTGCACCTGATCCTGTATAGATTCCCATATCAATCCTCCTCTCGTTTTAGTTTTGGAAGGACCGGGGCCGGTCTCATAGAACCGCCTTTTTGAATCAAGCCCTTCTTAGGTTTTTTTGCAGGCTCGGAAACGTCCTTGAAAATCTTCCGGCCTAGCTCTTTCTCTCGTTTCTTGAGCCACTCATATTCGTCATCAGGTACAAGGATTTCTGTCTTGTCAATATCATCTTCTTTTGCGACAGCATGATTCGGAGTGACCCAGGATTCAAGCGGAATAACTTTGTGTCCCATTTTTATCACCTCAAAAATAGTTTGCTTATTACGGACTTCCCCTCAGGTATTGATATTTGACCTCGAAATCAAAATCGAAAATTAAATGATATTGTGTCGGACCTCTAAAAGGAGTTACCGTTCCCGGATTCGTATACATGGCATTACCGCCCCTTGTTTCATCTACCATCATCGCCTTTTCCACGTCCTCGGTGAACTTATTAAGCTCGGTTTCTAGGGCTGTCTTTGCATATACTATGCCCCGGATCCTGAGCGTCAATGTGCTGAGGATATTATGTCCCTGCACGTCTTTCGACTCTCTCACATCCGGAGCCCATAACGCCCATGCCGCTGGCAATTCGGAAGGTTTGAGATTTACCCAATCTTTCGGTTCCCTGGTAACGAGCCCGATATTGTTGTTGTATCCGCCTGGAACAGTAATATTTCCGAGCGTCGTTACCGTATTGACTAGAATTGCTTCCCTTTTTGCCATGCGTTAAATCGCTCCTCAAAGGCTTTATTAAAAACCCTCATCCATTCATCCGGATGTTCATCTCGTGCTGGCTTCAAAAAAGGTCTTGGTCCCCCGTGAGCCGATCCGTCTGTTTCCCAATAAGCTGGATAGTCAAAACCCTGATCGCTGTGAGCATTGGCCTTGACTATACCTATCGCGCCCTTTCCGGTGACTTTCGCTTCGGCTCGAAGACTTCCGAAAAGGCGACTACTCACAACCGCAAGTCGATCAGGTCGGGGACCTCTCAAATAATGTTCCTGCGATACTCCCCTGATAAAATCTGCTGCGCGATACAGAGGCTTTATAAGGAACCGGGGTAGTTCTTTACCGATCGCCTTGAGCATCTTCCTGACCTCTTTGTAGTCCAGCCGAACCTCTATTCCCATTTACCACTTCTTTCTGTAGTGTTCGAGCACGGTCAATACACTTTTGGGGATCCCGGTCGTCGCGAGTCGTATACTTCCGTCAGCCATGCTCATCGCCACCTTACCGAAAAGCTTGTTCTCGAAATTATCCCAGTAGAACGCGCAGAGCTCGAGTGCCGCTTCCTGCAAATCCCAGGGGACCGTAGCATAGCCGGCCGTATATTCAACCTTGAGATTCTTGATACCCTTGGTAAATACTCCGCCATCGTATACGATCTTATAGGCCAGTCCCTCAGGTAAATAGACTAGATCAGTAAGGGTGATCTCAGTACCGGCTCCGTATGCTCGGGCAAGATCATCATAGACATGAGTTATTGCCGTGATCGGATAGTTATTGACCAGCAATGAATTCATCCCGTCTCCGCTATAGTATTCTGTCAATGATCTTGATAAAAGGAGCCTGTGAGTATAGTTGTTACAGAACCAGCTCGCATTGTTGATATAGAAGTTCAATGTATATTTTATGTCTACCCCTTGTTGTGTAGTAACCCAGGCATTTGTCCAGCCCGTATCCCCGTCGATCGCATCATCAACATCGCCGGTAGCGGCATTCGTGACCGTCACTACTGCGACAACAGCCCCGGCCAAGAAATCACTTAATGCATTAATGGCCGCAGCCGTAGCAGTCGCAACTTGAGCGGCAGTCGCATCCGTAGCAATAGATACTTTTATTCCGGTTTTTCCAGTTATCGCAGGATCAACGCCTGCAAGGTTTACGTCATACCAAACGTAATAATCGGTAGCCACCGAATAGAGTAGCCAATATGTATTATTCAATGATCCGGCTCCATCGGCCTCGCAGGTTATCGTTGTTATCTCTTTTGTTGCCTCTCTCGATGATACGCCTAGAAAAGCCTTCGCATCGTCCAGGGTAACTAATGCGTTTACTGTGTCGATCGACGGATGGAATCCCATTTACTTCGTCTCCGTGTTCCGGACCATCTTGTCCTTGACACCCTTCGCCTGTTTGACTATGGGCCGTTGTGATATTCCCATTGGCTTCTTCTTCAGCCCCTCGACTGCGGCCGCGACGTCGACGAAGAACTTCTTCTGATCGGCCTCGGTATTGATCTTCTGTGCTTGCTCTATCAGGTTCATTTTTTATTCCCTCCGGATTCAGTAATGATCTGATTCTGTTCAGACATCTGCCGAAATTCGGCTTCAAATCTGTTCAGCGATTCCTTGCCCGATGGCGGGAGGATGATCAAACGATACTCTTCCTCGTAATAGGTCAGGATATAACCGTCATGTTCCCCGTGTCCACAACAGCAGGACGCAGTTTTTATGCCGGCTTTGTTCAGAGCCTTTACCATAGGAACGAGACATCGATCGATCATCCATTCCCGTCCATTAATTACAACTTTTACCTGGTCGCCGTGTCTGCACATTTTACTTGTTGATGTATGCGAACACCATGTTGTTCTGAAAGCCAGCATTGGTAGCATTGTCGATGGTCGTATACAACGGATCTCCCATGTGCGGTGCGAGTGCCAACAGCGTATTGTCAAAGTTGGTCACAACGCCCGCCGTAAGATGAGTATTGAAACAGTACCCATCACCGACGACCCCGAATATCCTCACCTTTGCTCCGGACAATACCGGAACAGCGATATTGGTTGTGAGAGTTATTGCATTGACAAGTATCGTTGCGACCAGGTTAAACTCCCACGCTCCAGTGTCCACCTGGTATGCAATGATATCAGGTGTAGCAGCGGCAGCGCCGTCCGGACCTGTCGGTGCAGTCGTCACGTTTAACACCTTCTGTGCGGCGGCAGCAGCAGCAGAGGCGCTGTTTCTTGATCCGGCCACACTTCCACAATGCAGGACTGACAATGTGTGCGCGGTAGCTGCGGCCAGATAATTCAGTGATACCAGCGCCAGTCTTTGTCCGTCTCTTCCCGGGATTTCCTCATCGATGACTGTATCGGCGGTCTCTGTGTGATAATCCTTTACTACAAATCCGCTTGCATAAGCTCGTACAAACATTTTTACACCTCTCTATTCTTAATGGAGTAGTATCGGGGGCCTTGCGACCCCCTCAACTCTGCGTTCAACGAACGCTCATTATTTAACTCGCTGCAGTTTCGAGAACTGAGAAAGCCTCTTCGACCGCAACGATGAAAGCCTGTCGGACCCTGAACCGGAGAAAGATCTGGTCATAATCGATGTTACGAACCGTGTCGCGGTAAATCTTGAACTCCATTCCAACCCTCTCGCCATGAGCTACAAATTTCGGGTTTCCGAGAATCAGGAAAGGAGTGTCGGCTGCATCCAGGGTGCTACCCGGCATCTGGTCGCTGATGACATACGGCCGGCTGTAAATTGTGGCCGGAACACCGTCCGCCGGTTTCTGGTAGATCGGCTCACCGTCATCGTCTTTCAGTTTGCGAAGCACGTTGAAGACATACCGGCTCATGATATACATGGATCTGTTGAGCGCATTCTCTCCGCCGGCAGTGGAGATATCGTTCTCCATGTCGATCAGGTCATCGAATGTGACGTTTGCAAACGAGGTCTTACCGGCCCCCATGTTCCGGATAGAGCATCCAGCGTCATAGGCGATACCGACGAAGGGGGCAGTGTTTGAATATAGCACCTGCTTATCAAACTCGCCTCCCCAGGCCTCGCCGTAGAGCGTCTGAAAATACGACACGAGATTGATGATGCTGTCCTCTTCCAGCTCTTCCGTCCAGGTTATCCAGCCTGCACACGTCTTCGCAGTGAGTATCTCCTGCTCGAATGTCGGACTGTTTTCGATCTTTGCTTGTGTCTCATCAGCCGGCCATGCAAGGGTTATTCCTGTTCCGCCAGCAGGCAAATACATCGTCCGAGCTGTCATAGGGATATCTGTCACTTTCCCCATCATCTGGCTCGCCTGAGTCGCGATTCTCATTACCTCGGTATACCACTCCGAAGGAACGAGATAAGATCCTGTCGTCGCATCTCCTCGGAGCACAGTCCCGAGAGCTGCCTTCTCCTGGGCTTCGGTCATACCTATAAACTTGTTCCAATCTGACTTGTCGTCCCAGGGATCACCCTTTCCGGAGAACCGTCCGCCATACTTCTCGATACTATTCATGTCGCCATTGGAAGCAGCCATGAGGAACTTACCGCTCTTCTGTTCCGGGGTGAGATTCACTTCCTCATCCGGTTCTTTCACTGACGCTTCCATGATCGAGCTGATGGTCTTATTGAGTGCCTCGACTTCAGCCTCTTTTTTGGTCTGGTAATCGTCGGTGTTCTTCTGCATCTGTTCGACGACACCCCAGAGATCCTCAGTTGTGGCTTCCTCTCCTTTCGAACGCATCCCTTCTATCATTTCAAGAATGTTTTTAGGCATCTTGTTTACTCCTTGTGTATGAATTTTCCGAGTGTTGCCGGTCCGTGTAGTGGTAGCTGCTGTTTTTCTGCAGGTTTGTCGACCTGTTTGGTCCCTGCCAGGAGCCCCTCATACTTTCCCGGTTTCTGCTCTTTCTGTAAAAGCGTTTCCATGTGATCAATTTTTTCACAGAGGTTATTCAGAGTGTTTTTCATCTCCGTTAAGAGATCACTCTCCTCTGTAGAAATTGTATCTTCACTTGCAGCCTCAAAAGTGCCATCATGTGATTTGCAATGCTTCTTTGCTTCCGAGGCCTTCCATGTTTTCTTCTTGTACCGATACGCCTGCTCAGTCATTTTGGTTTTGCCTTTGAGCTTTCCGGCGATGATATCATATTCTTTGCCTTCATGATCGCGGGTATATCGTTTGAAGGTATCCTTGTCAAAATCGCCAGGATCCCGGAGTCGGCAGGCGTGCTCATTCGGATAGGGATTCTCTTCGACATCGAAATCCTCGCCCTTCTCTTCTTGGAGAAACTGCTTTTCATCACCGATAAAATCCTTTGCCGCTTCCTCTTCTGCTGACTTTACTGCTCGGAGTGCGTCCGGATTCGCACCGACATTTACAATACTGAGTTCATATAGTTCGGCTTTTGTCGTGATGACTCTCGGCTTCTTCTTTTTCTTGCCAGCTTTATCGTCATCATCCTGAGACGGATACTCACGCTCCTTTGGTATGTACCCGACCGAGACCGCTTTTAACACCTCATCATCGACTAGGCCATGCACGACATCAGCGAGCTCGTAGATTCCGGGTGAGGCGAATCGAACTCGTTTCGCTTTGAATTTACCGTCTTCTTTTACTGTGGCCCCGACGACCCCGATCCCTGGAATATTATGCAGATGTCCCCACATGAGGATATTGTTCTTCTTGAAATTCTTAGTATCCCAGCCGTCAACGAGTATTACCTCATTGTCCCGGTCGATGATCTCATCCGACATGATGAATTCATATTCGTTCTCTCCGGTCTTCTTTATTTCACAATTCAAAATTGCTTTCTCTAATTTCATTTTTTAATCCTCCACCGGTACTGTAATACAGCGGCAATTAATAGTTTCCGATGGGTCGCCGCTTATATCGTGCGGATATTCCAGTCCATTCGAAAACCTCTTGCCTACTGCAACGATCTGTCCATCAATGGCATAATGAGAAGGCCTGACATTACCATCTCTCGCGCTTACCCATTTATGTTTAGGAGTATCGATCTCCTGCATTAGATCATAGCGAGCCTGACTCATTGCCCCGTTTACTTCGGTTCGAGCGATAGTCTTTGCCCGACCCCGGGCATTATTAAAAGTATTGCGTGCGCTATTAGCGAGATCCCCGGCGATCTCGTCGTAAGAAAGCCCCTCCTCGATGCCGCGCTCGAGTATAGGTTTGAATTCTGACTTGAGTTGCTTTGCGACTGTCACGTTGATTTCTTCGAGATCCTTCGCCCGTTTTGCGAGAGCCGACATCGCTCTCGGATTAGTCAGGCCGTATGCAATGTCCCCGGAAGCAAGCGTCTCAATACCGAGCTCATAGGCCTGTTCCACATAGGGAAAGATATTTTTCCGTAAGAGTTCCGTAGCGGCTGATATGTCAAAGATCAAATCATCCTCGATCGCGGCGGCCTTTACGCTTTTATATCCCTGGCGCTGTAAGATATTTTCCAGGACCTCGGAACGCAGGTTGTAAAAGTAGTCCATCAGTTTCGCGGCCATTTCCTTTTCGACAGGTTCGCCGAGCCGTATCACGGCTTTCCAGATCTGCGTCATTTTCACATATTCATGACTTACTTCCGGCAGGAGCTTAACTGAAGCCTGTTGTGCCGGCAGTTGCTGTTGTCTTTGCAGAGCCTGGGATCCGTCGTCCCCGACCGGCATCATATTACCGAGAGTCCACCACACATTACCCCAGGGCACATCCTCGAAACCGAGTTCAAATCGTTTATTGATCTCGTTCCTTGTGAAACCTAATTTCGAGAGAATCATTGCCTGCTTGAGTTTCTCAGCCATACCCTCGCGGAGGGCCTCGACCTGTTCCAGATCGAACTTCCCCGACAAGCCGATCAGCTTCTCACGTTCAAAGAACTCTGTTCTCAACACGTCCTCGGTCAGACACATTTTAGGAATGAGATTGTTTTCAAAAAGTGCTTTCTTCTGTTCTCGTACATTACTCTTGATACTTGCATCCTCAAGGATCCCACAAAGAGCAGGATTCACACCGAGCACTGCAAAAACTTCAGCCCGGCTCCATTTGCGCTGAGCGATATATTCCATGTCTTTCTGAGCTATAGTTACCGGCGTGAAATACGATCCATGAGACAGCACTCCCATAAGCCCCGTCTTACTCAGGCCTCTGTGCCTTTTCGCAATACGGAGTTCAAGAGCATCCTTCTCTGGATCTGTGATTGTTTCGGATTTGGTGGTTATAAATCCGCCCATTGCGGCATTGTTGTTGAAGAAGTAATAATTAAGTGCTGCTGCAGAGTAATCGATATGCAGACCCAGGAGGGTCGCTGTCAGAGGGGAGAGTCCCCGGAAGCGGTTATATGGATTGTAATATTTGAATTGTATGATATCTTTCGGGTCAATGGGGATCTTCGATTTATCCGGAGCTTGATATGTCCACTGGACCACCTCGCCATCCCGGACATTCTCTCTCAGATATTCCGGTTCGAGTATCCGGATACGTGACGGGATCTTCCCAGTCACATTCTCTCGTATCAGCCACCAGAAACACTCACCCCGCATCGATAACCATAGAGGGATACTTTCTATCAGCGCATACCGATTCATGTATGGTCCGACGTTATTAAAGAGCTTCCATAGCCAGGCATACTGTCCTGCCGGCTTCTCTATCTCGTTTTCGCCGTTGTAAAGTTTAAACGGGACCTGGGCCATGTTCTGAGCCATGACCTGAATTGCGGCATATACCCAAGAATTATCTATGTAGGGATCCCGGATCCGGATATACTGCGGATTATCCTCATCACTTGCCAGGCTCAGATAATGCAGGAAGGTATCTCCGGGAGGGAGTACCGTTGTGAACTGCTGAAAGCCAGCACCGATCCCTTTCTCTTGTTTCATAATCTCTCTTTTCCCGTCTGCAATATCGAAAAAGTTGTTGATCCGTTCTCGTAATTTCATACATGGATCCCGTGTGGTTTTTCATGGTCGAGCTGCATGATCATGTATCTCAAAGTATCCGGACCGTGATCGTCTACTTTCAATGGCTCCTCTTTCATTGGCTTCCCGTCCTTCTGTTCCAGCCAGCGGTAATTTCCTGTCTCGCGTCTCAGATTCGGACAAGTCCGAAAGATCATAATCCGAGGCTTTCCATCCAGCCGAACAATGAGCCGCTCAGCGACTTTCTGAATCCCGGTAAGTACGTCTTTCTGCGCCGGCTTCGTCTGGATCCCGAAAGCCCGGAGCTCCGCGTTATCCTGAGCGTCATGATCAGCGATAGTCCACAAGTATTTTCGTTTCTGTATCCGGTCCTGCTTGTCTTTATAATTCGCTCGTTTGTAGAGCTCTTTCGCATGATCCCGGATCAGCGTGTTCGTCTGATAGTATTCATCATAAATGTAAAGCCGTCCGTCCGGATCAAGCGCACCCCACAGACAGACGAATGGATTGACAAAGCCCCAGTCGATACCCCGTACTCGAGACCAGCTTGCCGGGATCTCAAAAGGATCGATAACATGAACATCCGGATCCCAGCCCTCGTAAACAATGCCTTCGGCTGCAACCCATTCCCCTTTGATTCGCCGGTTGTACCACATCCCCAGCGGAGTCGTGGCTTTGATATTCTCGATATACTCCGGTCCGAGGAACGTATTGTCCTCGAGCTGAAAGTGCCAGGACTTGATCCGGATCCGATTACTTGAGAGCCGTTCTCCCGATTTGGCGATATAGTCCGTCTTGACAAAGTGCTCAGGATAATCCGGGTTTGTGTCCCAAAGGATCCGCGTACCTTCGCCACTGCAACGGTTAAAAGCCTCAATGATCGTGTTCCGGTGCTGTAACGTGACCTCGTTGGCATACCAGCCATATCCGGTCATTCCTGTCATGTGCTGATAACTGTCTGACTTATCAGCTCCGAAACAGTTGACCTTGTTACCGTACAAATCAAATCGGTTATGCTGATCGAGCTTGATTCTGATCCCCCACCGTTTCTCCCATTCGGTGAAGACGTTCCGCTCGATCGATCCGATTGTATGGCCGGAGATGATGAAGTCATGTCTCAGATTGCGCTGTTCGGCTATCAGGATATTGAAAAGATCAATGTCGACTACGGTCTTGCCGGACCGTACCGCGCCCTCACAAATCGTTATAAGAGGCCGTTCTCTATTCTCATACCGTATGATCTCAAGTTGCTTCGCTGTATAATCCACACGCTACTTTATCCCTCGAAAGGATTCGATCATTTCATCAAGCTTGTTGGTGAAATCTATTTGATGCCGATCGCGCCACTGATCCGGCCGGCGATTCTTTAGCCAGAAGATCTGTGCTACTACGTCCGGAGGAATGTGTCTGATTGTCTGCACAATAACCGGCTCACCTTCATACTGCATTATCTTGTCTTCCGGATAAGAGTACCCGGTCGCACGTTGAAACAGTTTAGCCTCGACAAGATCATCCGGTTGCTTTTTACCTTCTTTGATGGCTACCTTGAATTCGGGATATAGATTCTTCCATGTATCAACGGTTCGTTTACAGACACCGAGCCTTTTCGCTATTTCTTTGTCGGTGAGACCGTCTCTTGCCATCCAGAAGACGAGCTGAGGATGCCATAGAGGGTTATATTTTGTAGGAGATCCACCTGGATGTTTCTCTTTCGAAACAACGGTTTCTTGCATGTCCCTCCCCGAGCACAAAAAAAGACCCGCACCGAAGAGGACAACTCACGCGAATCTGTGAGACATCCTCCTCAGCACGGGTCGACTGCGTGTCGGCGGTCCGCGCCTCAGAGAATTAAAAAATTAAAGATCGAAATACTCAGATGTGCCTCAAAATGACATATATCAAAATAAAAGTCAAGAACTTTTTTTCTCGGTCTCTATGAGCTTCGGATGAATCTTCACATCTTTTTTCGATTTGTGGACGTGAATATAGAATTCGACAATATCGTAATCCTCGAAATGATCAGCTAATTCAAGACACTTGATTTTTATCTCTTCTTCGAGAAAGTGCTTCGCTATATTGTGATCGTCTGAGTCGGCTGTCATGTTATTTCCGATCTTCTCATTTTGACATTAGGGATGTATTTCCGGGGGCCGATCCTGTGGCCCTCCCGCTGTCGCTCCGCTTGTATCTGTCAATCTCTGCTCGTCAAACCATTCGGCTTCAATTGGCAATCCATCTTTCAGCTTTATAGATTGTACTTGTACGCTTATACATCCGTTCAGATATTCAGCTCGTGCAACTGCTATTCCTGCAAAACCCGTGATGTTATCCTTGACTTTGTTTCCGAGTCTAATCATTTGTTTCCTCCCCATTATTTTTTTACGAATCATAAGATATTACTTTTCCCTGTCTCCTCATACCGTCTGAGATTTCCTGATGTTCACCCCTTTCGGGATGATGATATTCGACCGCGCCTTGAGGATCGTCTCATAGAGAAAACTTCTCTCGTCGATCTTCTCCATGCTCGCGATCGCGGTCTTGTAAATCTTGGACCACGTAATCTTGAGCGGGGTCTCATGCACCTTCGACGCAAGGCATTCTAACTGTGCACCCGGCTTCCTTTGGATCAGTGCGATCTCAATAGCATGATTCCCCTTGAAAGTAATGTTGCCGTCGGCGTCTTCCAGATAGTGCTTGTTCTCGACGAACAGCTTGCAACCGCTCAACAGCGTGATTAAAAAACCGTCAGCTTCTTGTATCAATGTTCCCCTCCCACATCCGAGAATGTTTGCACATTAATCGTTTCCCCCCTTACAACGATGATTCCATATTTTGTTCCAGAGCTTTATTCGATTCTTCTTTCCCACGGCACGAACGGCGTATCCGGTTTGGCAATGGGGACAATAAAAATCAAGATATACCCCCAGGCACATCATTACACTATGCCCACAGCGCGGACAGTTCCGCAGGTTATATTTCGTTGAGTAAGTAATCATTTGTTCCCCTCCCTACTTAATTAAATTATTTATTATTACAAAAACTATTATAGAAACGACAAGCATCCCGATAGCAAAACCCGCTATCATTCCTTCCCAAAAGTTATATTGCTCTTTCACCTTTACCCGCCCTACCTCCCGTTTATCGAAGTATCTTTATAGGGATCGTTTCTTTTTCTCTTCATAACTTTTACATTTGCCCTCAGAATCAAGTTCTATGAATTTCAAATAACAATCATAAGATCTGTCGCCAAGATATTTACACTTACAGTTATAACAGGCATTAATTCGAGTTAAAATGAAATATTGGCCTGGTATTAATTTTATATTTAATTCATTTTTTGACATCCTTCATCCTCCTCATCTTCGACTGGAATAACAGCACATCTACAATTAATATGCCCAGGCAGTTTGCGGTATGCTATTCGTAGCTTTTTACAGTACACACATTCCTCGATGTAAAATCCTATCGTCGGCCAGAAGGGCCAGAAGATCTCCCACCGATGTCGACAAAATAACTGTTTAATAAATTGCTTTAACATATTACCCTCTCGCCTCCACGAGTACGTGATCTATATAGTACCTGCCGATGAGGATTGCATCCTGAATATCCTCGCCCTGGATCCCACCGGTGAGTTGAGCCCGTATCGTCTCCTGGATATTCGCCGGCGTCTTGATTGTCAACGAGTAGAATGTTTTCCAGTCGAGCGGCCGGACGAGTACAAACTCTGCTTCCAGAGCCGCAGCTATAACTGAGACCATGCCGACGGCGAAGCATAGCTTCTTGAAAGTATCGATATGTCCACGAGAGGAGTATTTCTTTGCGTCCCCGCCGAGATATGGATTCTCGGTGACGACGACATCGGCATTCGTGACGCAGAGCTCTTTCGTAGTCCTGAACTTGTCATAGAAACAGAGCTGCCCGTCTCTGAAAACGGCATAAGCCATCTCCTTCGCCCAGGCTGGATCAATCGAGAGAACTATCACGTCTTACTCCCATATTAAATCTTCTGGTTTTGTTGCGGCAGCTGTATAATCTTGGTATCTATCCCATTCGCCAGCGCAGTTATAGACAATGAATATCCATTTATCATTCCAGCTTTTGATTCTTCCCCTCTGGTTTTCAAACTCGGTTTTATATATTACCCATCTTCCGATATCTGTCTCCTGAAGATCCTTGATCTTAATCATCTCCCTACTCCTCTGTGAGTTTGAGAATGTCTATATACTCTTGTTCAAGGTCATCGTATCCGACTAAATGAAAATCACAATATGGACGACTCCTGATAATAAAGGCCCGATACTTCTCGATGATGTCAATGAGGGTTTCGAGCCTATTTGAATTTCTTATATCTCCCTCCGATACAAAGTGACAGTTTTCGGGGTTTTCCATAAAATCCTTCGCTATACCGTAATCCTCTTTTATCTCTGTATATTTACTCATCTTCCCTCCTTCTTCATGACTTGGCTCCTCCTTGCGTGTGTTCCATGCCTTGATTGCTTGTTCTTCGGTATCATAATAACTTGTAGATAAATGGCATCTCATACATTCTACACGATGTCCGCGAAACTGATTTATTTTCACCAAGGCTGAGTGACTTTGACATAAGTTATACGGTTTTAGTTCATCCATGTGATTGCTCCTCTGTGAGTTTGAGTGCTTCTTGTGCAATCTCATTCGCTTTAAACAAACAAGCACTGTCTCCGGCATAATGCGTAATTTCTTCAATGCGTTTAAACTTCTCGTTCTGCTTCTCGATGGTGTTGTTCTTTCTCTCGATTTCTTCACACAATGCTTGTATGATTTCTTCTGAGGGTAAATCAAGTTTAACGGCATCATCTTTTAACCACTCACTCATTGATTGATATTCTTGCTCTTTCATCACCACCCCCATTTACAGCCAATTATCATTCCGGCCGTTAATCCAATAATAAAACCGATTGTCCACCATATTAGAGGCAATCTAATATCAAATCTCTTGTTCATCTTCTCTCTCCTTCATTCAAGGATTATTCATATTTACCATGTTTTCTTTTAGTCACACCGCTCCGCTTATTATTGTGTGTGTTCTTGTAGTGTTGTCGAAATCCCCTCTTAAAAGATGACTCTGGTTTAAATAGCCCCTCTCTCATATCCTCCACCCATGCCGCCATACCCAAAAGCATCCAAAGTAGGTGTTTACTTTTACTCATCTTCCTTCTCCTTCGTGCTTTTTATGGAGTGCAATATCTATGACCACGGAACCTCCTCCTCGAACTCCGGGTGCTGCTTCAATAGTTTCAAGTATGCCTTCTCGTCGTGTATCTTGTAATATTCAGCTTCAGCATGAAGCCTCTTGAGACGAAGATGCTCGTTATCAATATCCTGCAGGGTTTCGGGTTTTTGAGGGTTTGAAGAAGAAAGGGGTTTGTCTTCCTGAGTTTCCTCTACTTCCTTTACTTTACTTCCTATACTTCCTCTACTTCCTCTACTTCCTTTGTGGTTTTCCGACGTCGGAAACTCGGTTTTCTCCCCGGTAACTGGCTTACAGGGGGGTTTCGACGTCCTTTTACTGTATAATGGCACAAGATTGTCAACTAAATGTTGCGACCATATCTTTTTTTCGGCCCATAAATCGCTGTCAATCGCTCCAAGTTTGGAAAGAGTACAAAGTATTTCCGTGGCGGAAACCTCGCTGACGTGAGTTTTCGACGTCAGAAACCCCCAATTCTCCACGGAATCACAATCGTAACAATGCCCCTCCGTAGAGCACAGAAGCTCCAAAAGTTTGAACCAAAAAGCGTATCCATCGTTTCCGAACCTCTCCTCGATGATAAACATCGTCTTTCCGTTATGAGCGAAATGTGGGAAATAATCCGCAGTATATTTTTGAGGTCTCGCCATTACGTCTCCTTAAATCGACCGGCCCGAGGAAAAGGAGGTCCCGCAGGCGACCTGTTCCTGCAGAGAAGGAACCTCAGACCGGTCCAGTATGTCGTTTTGGGTCACTGACCCGTATTAAAATGCCTCTAGGCTATTAGGGCGTGACGCTGTACGGCTTTTTCTTTGAATTTCGTATAGTTATGAAAACTCACCATTTTAAGCGCAGTAATAGCAATTCTTTTTTATTTAAAGTATCCAATAAATCTTGCTTTAAGGTATATCCTAAAACATCTATTTCTGCTTTTATCCATTCGGGTATTTTTAATAAACTACGATATTTGTATTTTAATCTTACCTTCAAATAATGTTTTCTTTCTGCAAGTGTACTTTGAAAGGATGCCCCCAATAAAACATTACATTCATGGCAACAAGGAACTATCTCGATTCGGTTATCATGTATATGAACATTGGTCTCATTTATACTTTTTAATATTATTCTTGGTATGACGTGATCAATTTGATTTCCTGGCATACCACAATAATAACAAATCTCATCATTCATATTTATTCCTGTTTCTTCATTTTTAGGGGATATTTACGCATATAGCCAAAAAGGGCTAACCTGATCAATTCGCTCGGTTTGCGAAGGTGCTTATTTTTCGTGTATTCTGTGATTATTTTTCGTTCTTCTTCGCTTACGCTAAAGCTCATAGATAGGCTTTTTGCCACACTCCCCTCCCTCTTGTCCACGGGCAGGATTCGAACCTGCGCGGAGTCATTTGTCGTCACGGGGATCAGCCGTAGGCACTCTCACGGGTTAACGGGGCACCTTTCCCGCCACCGTGGACTCCTGTAATAGTCCCCGGAAGTCTTGAGGTACTTCCGGGGTCATGACCCTGTACGAACAGAGAGACTCCTTTCTAAAATGGAATATTGTTATCCGGCAACGCCGGGGTGTTACGCTGTAACTGGCTCACGTACCGCCTCCTTGAGAGCCGTCATCTCTATCTTCTGCCCGATCATCTCCTGGGCCTCGAGCGAGTGAGTGACGATAATGCTGTGATACCGACCGGCTTCCTGGTGGGCCTTCTCGAGCATACGGAAATACGCGGTCCGCGCCTCAGGATCCAGCGCTCCGTCAGCCTCGTCCTGGTAGACCGTGAGGAACTGCGTCCCGGTCTTGCGAGCTCGGATGATCCCAAAAGCATCATAGATCGCTCGTTTGACCCACACGCTCTCACCTCCGGACAGTGTCTCGAGGAGCTGCTCGTCACCGGACTGCGAGTCGTGGATCCAGATCAGAAAGTCCTCAATCTGCTTTGTCTTGGAACCGGATCCTCCGATCCTTGTCGTCCTGAACTCGATCTGAAACCGGGATCCATAAGCAGATTCAAGGATACTGTTTGCTACCTCTGCGATCCCAGGCCCCATAGCGTCGAGCTCAAGAGCCTGGATACCGTTCGGACCGCAAGCTCGCTGTAGATACTGCCATTCAGTGAGATCGATCTCTTTTGCCTTGCGCTCCTCGTCGAGCGCCTTGAGATCCTCGAGCTCTGCTTCCCGCTCCGCGATCTGCTTCTTGAGACCCTCGATTTCGGTGTTGAGCCGCGTGAGTTCCTTGTCAGTTTCGATGTACTGCTGCCGGCACTCTTCGAGCTGCTCACCGACATCCGTAAAGTCAGTCTCGCTCTCTTCATCGATCTGATTTAGCAGATCGGCTGCTCGTTCATTGAGCGTATTCAGCGTGGTCTCGAGAGTCTTGAGCTGCTTCTCGCCTTCCTGTATGCGGATCTCCGCTTCCTGAGATGTACCGAGCATTGCTTTGAGAGTGACAATATCGTAGTTGTCAAGTTTCATGATCACCATAGAGAGCTCGGTCTCGTCATACTCCTCAATTTTCGGTTCCTCTGGCCAGACAAGATCGTCGATCACTTTCTGTATCGCCTTGACCGCCTCGTTCTTCTCGGTGAGATCCTTATCGAGTTCAAAGGCTTTTTCCTGCAATTCTTTGAGAGTCTCCTCTCTATCGGATATCACAAATTGGAAGGATGGATTGTCTTTCGCCGGACATTCTTTGTCCAAATAAGGACACTGTGCTTCTCTGAGAGATTTCAGATCCTTCTCGAGGTTATTCGCATCGGCCAGGACGAGATCACGCTCGCGTTCGACCGCCTGAGCTGTCTTTTCCGCCTCGCTCTTTTTATCACGCAGATCACGCTCTTGTCCTGCGACGGTGTCCCGTAGCTCGTTATAACATGCAAGACCGCGAGCGCGATCCCCTTCGTGTTTCGACTTTTCCTCATTGAGTTTCGCCTCCTCTGCTTTGAAATTCTCGTATTCCTTGATCAGCTTCTCAGTCTGCTCCTTGCCCTCGAGGGCGGATCGGTATTCGTCTATTGATTTATTGATTCTGAGTATCGATCCCTCGGCATCGAAACGAAGCGAGCGGATATCTTCCCCCTTGCTTCGGAGCTTTTCGTTCTTATCAACGATCTTTTTCAGCCGATCGTGATCGGCTTTCAGTTCCTCGCCTTTCTTCTTGATCAGGGCCAGGTTGTCCTCGGTCCCTTCCTGGTAGGAGGTTTTCGCGTTCAGATCCCCTTTCGCTTTGCCTATAGCATCCTTGATCTCATCCTCTCGCTCAAGCTTCGCCTTGATTCCGGTAAGCTCGCTTTCAAGCACCTTTGCTGTCTCGCTTGCTGCCTTTGAATACACTTCCAGATAATCAAGACCCCCGAGCTCACGGAATAGAGCTTTTTTCTCACCAGGCGTTGCATCTGAAAGATCGGGAAGATTCTTCGGCTGCTTCTGAGAAACAAACGCGCTCCGAAGGTAGAGCTCGATACTGCCGAACAGGCGCAGGATCTCAGCGGCGTATGGAGCCAGCCGGCCGTTGAATTCTTTTGATGCAGGGATCCACTCTCCATTATCTTTCCGGTTCAGAAAATACTCGCAGGATCCGCTCTTGTTCTGGCCGTCGATCGTCATAAACGCCCGGTACTCGGTCTCTGTTCGTTCGTCAGTGAAGTAGAGATCCCGGAAGGAATCTCTCAAGCAGAAATGATCCTGGAGTTTTCCGGTCCGCGTGAGCAGCTGCGGGTACGGGTGCATGTTCTCGATGAGGGTACTTTTGCCGGCACCATTGACACCGACAAGAGCAATAAGGCCCGGCTCGTATTGATCGAGATCGATTTCGATTTCGTCGAGACCGAGCCCCTTCTTGATACCGATCGCGCCGCGGAGGACGAGCTTCTGTACCCGGATATGCAATCCTTCGCCGACCTCACCAGACTTGCGAGCGGTCGTTTCAAGTTCGGCGGCTTTCTCGATCGTGCTATCGTTGAGAGTTTCCCCGGACAGCTCGGCATAAACCTTGAGCTTGTCAACGAGAGATACCGCCTCGCTGATCTGCCCCGCTCTCACGGTCTCCGTCGGGATCGTCACGATCTCAACCTTAGACCCGGGACCGGCTTGATAATCTTTCATTTCTGATTCGATAAACTTGAGGTCAATTGTATGCCTCGCTTCTTTTGGCGCTCTGATCTGCAACCATGTATCATAACCGGCAAAGCCGAGATCCTCCTTATCGAAATCGAAAGGCCAGTCGAGGACGATCTTCTTCCGGGGCGGGTGCGGGAATGGAATACGCTGAACGACCGGCTCGCAACCAACTTCTAAAACATAGTCGTCAAACTCGACAATATTAAAACCCTTCTGGTCGAGCTCGCCCCAATTCA